AAAACCGTTATTCCCCGGTTCAAATCCGGGTGGCGCCTCCAAGGTAAGTCACTGCATCCGCGCAGTTTGTAGTGGCAAGGTGCCCGTCTCCGGCTCACGCCGGGGGCGGGCACGCTCGTTTCTAGCTTCCGTTAGTTTACGGTTAGTTACGGCTGCTTCCGGTGGTGTGTCCTGGCACACCCTCCCAGGGAACGGTCCGTGTGCCACTTCCACGGGGCAGAGGGCAGCCCCATGGTGACTACGCTCCGAACCCCGCTGAAAGACCGACGCCCGGCCGGTGCCCGGGAAACCTTCGAGATCGTCGGCGTCGACCCGTCCAGCCTCACCGGCATCGCCAAGCTGCGTATCCTGGTCGACGGCCGGATCACCGTGCTCAACCTCAAGACGCTGGAGTTCCCCTCCATCGCCCGCCCCTCGACCGCCGGCATCAGCCTGGCCATCGCGGACATCGTCTCGGCCCTGGCTGAGTTCGTGGACGACTGTGACGCCTGCCCGGTCGGGATCGAGCAGCCGTTCGGTGGTGGCCACGACCTCGAAGGGTACGGCTGCCACATGCTGATCGTGGGCGGCCTCCAGACCATCCTCGCCGCCAAGGGCATCCGGACCGTCGCCGTCCAGCCCCAGCGGGCCAAGGTGGCGCTCACCGACGACAAGCACGCCTCCAAGGCCAAGATGATCGCCACCGCCCGGCTCCTGCCCAAGGCGGCCGAGCAGATGGACTGGCGGCGCAAGCCCCACCGGGAAGCCCAGGCCGACGCCATCGCCGTGGCCATTGCTGCGGCGCGCATCCTGAGGGCGGCGTGATGCGCGCGCGCCGGTTGAGAGTCGAGGAGCGCCGGCTGGAGCGGGCCCACCGCCGCCGGCAGAAGGCCAAGGAACGCCAGTCCGGAGTCGTCCGGGTGAGCCGCGGCCCCGTCGTCGAGATCCGTGAACGCGAGTGGACCCCCGGGCACGGCTATGGCCCATGGCGGACGTTCGACGCCTGGCCGGAGGACGACCAGTGACCCAGCGCACCCTCGACTGGCAGTTCGACACCTACCTGGTGTTCCACTACCCGGACGACTCAGCCGTCTTGGTCCTGCGAGGCGGCCAGCCCTGGATCATGGGGACGCCCGAGGATCTGGTCGACCTCCTCCTGGAGCACCTGCCCGGCGCCGCGCACTACCGGGTCCGGCCGACCGATAAGCTCTGGCCCACCACCAGCCGCGTCATGCGCCTGGTCACCGCCGCAGTGCAGTGGAAGGCCGGCCTGGCCCGCAGTCAGGCGGTCGCCTCATGACCCCCCGGAAGCGTCAATCCGTATCAACCCGGCGGGCCAACGCGCCCCGCCCCGACGCCCGGATCGCCTTCCTCGAGTTCGAGGCCATGGGGCACCTCGACATGGAGGGGGAACCCCGCACGCAGAAGTGGTTTGCCGAGAAGCACGACGTCTCCGAGGAGTCGCTCTCCCGCTGGAAAGGCGAGCCCGACTGGGACGAGCGGGTTGAGGCGCTCCGCTCGAAGCTCATGAAGTCCCTCGACCGGCGGATCTGGGCCAAGGTGGGGAAGGCCATCAACACCGCCTCGGACGCCACCCTCTTCTCCAAGCGGTTCGGCTTCATGGCCACCGAACCGGACACCCCAGCCGGCGGCACGGTGAACAACTTCCACATCCACGGCCCGGCCCTGATCGAGCAGCAGCGCGAGTTCTTCAAGAAGTCGACGGGAGTGAGTTCCGTGGACGAGGTATTCCATGACCCCGGCCGTCCTCGAACGGGCCGCCCCCGAGCGCGCAAAAAAGCCCAGTAGCCGGATCCCGCCGGACTGCATCCAGCTCGGCTACCGCCCGCTCGTCCTCCCCGCCCACATCGACCGCTGGGAGTACGAGGACCGGATGGATGCGGAGCTCTGGCTCCTGGACAACGCCCCCGACCGGGACCAGCGCCTCGAGCTCGAGCTCACCCGCTGCGCCGAGGACTTCTACTACTGGGCCCGCCGCTACGCCTTCATCGAATTCAAGGGGGCCGAGGGGGACGAGAACTCCGGCCGCCCGGCCCGCCTGGTCCCCAACCCTGCCCAGGTGCAGTACGAGCTGGCGCGGACGAACTGGAACATCGTGCTCAAGGGCCGGAAGCCCGGGTTCTCGACCTGGATCGACATGCGCTACCTCTGGCGCTGCATCTTCTACGGCCACACCCACGCCGTGGTCATGGCCGACGACGACGAGAACGCCGGCAAGCTGTTCGAGCGCGTCCGGTTCGCCTACGACCGCCTGCCGAAGTGGATGAAGCCGAGGACCCGCTACTCCAGCAAAAAGGAGCTCACGTTCCGGGACCTCCACTCGGACCTTCGCGTGCTCACCGCCGGCAACGTGAAGGGCGGCCGCGGCTCGGACGTCGACTGCCTCCACTGCTCGGAGGCCGCGTTCTACGCCAGCCTGCACTCCATCCGCGCCGGCGTCGGCATGGCGCGCCGGCCGGGGTCGTGGGAGGACGATGAGTCGACGGCCAACGGGTACGGGGATTTCCGGACCGACTACTTCAAGGCGAAGGAGGGCCGGATCCGGGCCACCCCGCACTTCTTCCCCTGGTGGGTGGATCCGACGCTGCGCCTGCCCGTCGTCGACCCGGGCCTGGAGAAGTGCGTCCTCGAGGCCGAGGAGAAGATCCTCCGGGACCTGCACGGCCTGACGCTCGAGCAGCTGCAGTGGCGGCGCACCCAGCGGGACGCCCTCGAGGAGAAGTTCCTGGCCGAGGCGCCCGAGGACGACGTCACCTGCTTCCGGATGTCCGGCTCGCCGAAGTACAACGTCGTCCACCTGGGGCAGCTGCTCCCGTACGTCGAGCGCCGGGTGAAGCGGCTGGATCCGGCCGTGGTGATCCCCCGCCAGGCGCGGTTCGCCAAGCTGCTCGCTGCCTCCCCGAAGCTCGACCTCTGGGTGCGGCCGAAGCCCGGGCATAAGTACGTGATCGGCGGGGACGTGGCCGAGGGTGTGACGACCGGACACTTCAGCTGCGCGGCCGTCCTCGACCGGACCGAGCTCGACAAACTCGACCAGGTGGGGGAGCTCTACGGTCACTGGACACCGGACCACTTCGGCGAGCTCATGGCCGCCCTCGGGTGGCTCTACAACGACGCCCTGTTGGCGCCCGAGCGCAACAACCATGGCCACGCGGCCATCCTCGCCATGAGGCGGTTCTCGGGCTACTGGAAGATCTATCGCCACAAGCAGCTGGGCCAGAAGGGGAAGGTGGAGAAGAAGTACGGGTTCCCCGCCACCCTCGGGACCAACAAGGAATCCCATGACCTGCTGGGTCGTTTTTTGACAAACGACGAAATGGTCGTACGGTCCAAGGAGTTTGTTCGGGAGGCGATGAGCTTCCCGGCCGGGGCAGAGGAAAAGGACGCGCGTGACGAGGCCGGCGGCCACTGGGACCGCGTGAGCGCCTGGGCGATCGCCGTCTACGTGGCCTTCAAGGGAGAAGCCTCTGTCCACTCGCAGGACGTTGAACCCGTTCGAGCGCCTGCTCCTGATGCTGTCGCCGGCGCTCCGTCGCGCCGTCTCCGGTAGCACGGCCAGCATTCAGTCCCGGTCGGTGGGCGGCACGTCCATCAAGGACGACGACACCTACGTCGCCGAGGCCTACCAGTCGATCGCCGCCCTCTACGCGGCCGTGTTCGCCATCGCCCACGCCGTGGCCCAGGTCCCCTTCGACGTCTACCGGGTCAGGAAGAGCGGCAAGCTCGAGGTGATCTCCGACCACGACATGACCCGGCTCCTGGACCCGGAGCTCGGCAACGCCAACCCGTTCTTCAGCGCCTACGACATCCACGAGGAGACGCAGTCCTTCCTCGAGCTCGCCGGCAACGCCTTCTGGCACCTGGCCGGCGGCCGGGCGAAGCAGGGCGGCGTGCCCACACAGATCTATTCCATCCCTCCCCACCGGATGAAGGTGGTCCCGATGGAGGGGAAGCCGGGCGAGGTGAACCGGCCGATCAGCCACTACGAGTACGACCTCGGCCAAGGCAAGAGCCAGCGCCTAGACATCCTCGAGATCGTCCACTTCCGCTACTTCAACCCGCTCTCCCAGATCATCGGGCAGTCGAGCGGCCAGCCGGTCCGGGAAGAGATCCTGATCGAGGTGTTCGCGAAGAGCATGAACAAGCTCTTCTTCAAGAACGGCGCCACGCTCTCCGGCGTCCTCGAGGTGGAAGACCCGATCGACAAGCCCGAGGCGCGGGCGCTGCTCGACAACTTCACCGACAACCACGCCGGATTCTGGAACGCCTTCAAGGTGCGGGTGCTGTCGGGCGGGGCGAAGTACAACGCCATCCAGCCGGTCCACAAGGACATGCTGTTCTACGAGGGCATGAAGTGGACCCGCGAGCAGGTCATGATGGCCGCGGGCGTGCCCCCGATCCTGCTCTGCATCCCGGACACCTCGACCTACAACAACGGCCGCGAGCAGAAGAAGCAATTCTGGGGCGGCACCATCGTGCCGAAGCTCCGGAAGAAGAGCGGGGCGATCAACAAGCAGCTCACCTACCGCTGGGGCCCGGGGCTCATCGCCAAGCCCAACCTGTCGGCGATCGAGGACCTCCAGGACAGCCTGTCCGACCTGATCGACCCCCTCCAGAAGCTGTTCCAGATGGCGGCGCTCTCGCCGAACGAGATCCGGGAATGGGTGGCCACCCGCCAGATGCCGGACCTGAAGCGCCTGCCGGACGGCGATCAGTACTACCTGCCGATCGGGATGCTGCCGGCCGACGACGAGCGGGAGGAGCCGGTCGTCACCCCGCCAGGCACGCCACCGGCCGAGGGGGAGGACCCGCCAGCCAGCGACAAGAAGGCCGTGGAGGGGTTCATCAAGGAGTGCGGGGCCGACGGGCGCCGCCTCGAGGACGAGCGCCGCCAGGCGCGCACCCGCGCGAAGGCGAAGGCCATGGAGCAGCGGATCCGGGCGCTGTCCCCGGTCTACGCCCGGGCCATGAAGACCGTGTTCAAGGCCCAGGAGGCGGTGCTCCTCGACAACGTGGAGCTGCTCGCCCGCTCGGCCGACGACTGGCTGAAGCGCGGGACGCTGCCCGACGCCGAGAACCGGGGGCTGGACGAGATCGACGATCTCCTGAAGGCCCTCCGCGCCGGCACGTCCAAGCGGATCGAGAAGGCGCTGTCCCACCTGGTCAAGGAGTTCGGCTCCTCGGCCCTCACCGACCTCGGCCTCGAGGCTACCGACATCGGGTTCAACATGGTGTCGGAGCGGGTGCTCGGCTACCTGGCCAACGGGTCGCTCTCGAAGCTCACCCTGATTGACGAGACCACGGCCGACACCGTCAAGGACCACATCCAGAAGGCCATGGTCCAGGCGCAGCTCGAGGGGTTGAACCTGGTGGACCAGGCCGGCGCCATCATGAAGGCCGGGATCGAGAGCGGCATGGACATCCGCCGTTCCCAGGCCAACCAGATCGCCCAGACCGAGACCACGGCCACCTTCAACTTCTCCGACCACGAAGCCTGGCTGCAGTCGGGCGTGGTGGAGACCCGCTTTTGGCGGACGCAGAAGGACGGCGTGGTGCGGCCGACGCACGCGGCGATCGAGGGGCAGGAGGTGAATCTCACCGTTCCGTTCAACGTGAACGGCGAGTCGCTGATGTACCCGGGAGACCCGGCCGGCTCGGCCGGCGAGGTCATCGGATGCCGCTGTTTCCAGGAGCCGGGCGAGTTCAAGAAGGGGTTCACGCCGAAGTGGGAGCGGGATCACCTCCGCGAAATTTGCGCTACATGGGGACTGACCCCATCCTGAGTTTCGTACCAGAGGGACGCGCTCACGCCGGGGCTGGCTGAGTCTCTCGTCGCCGGGTATCGACGAGAATGTCCGAACTTTCGCAAAGCGAAGTACTCACACGCCTCCGGGCCCTGATCCAGGACACCCAGGAGAAGCGCGAACCCGCGCTCGTCCAGGTCCGGGAGAACGGTGGCCTGGTTCTCGTCGGGGCGTACCAGGGCGGCTTCACCCGCTCGAACACGCTGTCGGACGAGGACTACAGCTGCGACGCCATCATCTCCACGAACATCGTCGACCGCTACAAGACGATCGTGGAGCCCTCGGGCGTGAAGCTCGAGAACTACCGGAAGGCCCCCCGCGTCTTCTGGGGCCACGAGGACTGGAAGCCGAACATCGGCACGTCCGAGTGGGAGAAGGTCCTCGACACCGGCATCCTGGCGCACCCGCGCCTGGCAGTCCGCGAGCGTGTCGCCGTGGCCGAGCTCTGGTCCCTCATGGTGGGCTTCGACCTCAACACCTGGTCGATCGGCTTCATGCCCATCCGGACCGAGCACCTGGACCCGGCCGAGTACAACGGCGCCTGGCTCCGCTTCATCGAGTGGGAGCTCCTCGAGTACTCGCTCGTCGGCGTCCCCGCCACCCCCAACGCCCTGACCCTGCAGTTCGCCCGCGCGATCGTGGCCGAGGCCGAGAAGCAGGGCCGCCGGATGCCGCAGAGCGAGCTCGAGGGCGAGTGGGCGGTCATGTCCCGGGCGGCCGCACTGATGGTCGAGACCCCCGAAAACCCGAAGCCGGCCGTCGAGGCCATCACCTTCGAGACGATCGAGAAGTTGCTCGCGCAGATGGAAGGGCGCGTGAGCGATGAGGACGAGCTGGAAGCGGCCTCCGAGGCCGTTCGGAAGACTCTGGAGCAAATGACTCTGGCCGGGGCGGAAATGAGGTCGTTGCGGTGACAGCAGCGACAGTGGCCATGGGCCAGGAGAGTGATCGAGATGACTGACCAGGTTGCCGAGCTCAAGCGGCTCACGGAAGGCCTCGCCAAGGTCTCCCACGACTTCATGGAGGAGGCGCGCAATACCATGCGCACCAACTCCGAGCGGATGGAGGTGGTGGAGCGGCTGATCGCCGAGGTCCAGGCGCAGCACGCGGCCGCCCCGTCGGTCGTTCAGTTCCCCAAGTTCGACCCCACCCTGCTCAAGTACGAGCCCACCCAGGCCGGCTACAACCGGATGCTGCGGTGCGACCCCGTCGGCCCCGAGTACGTCCGGGAGATGGTGCAGGAGGTCAAGAAGGCCAACGACGAGCTGTACCTGGTGCTGTCCATCATGGGCCTCGACCCGGCCCGCCGCGGCTCGCCGATGTCGCAGCCCGAGATGGAGAGCCTCAAGGTCTACAAGCGCTGGGACAAGGCCATCCGCGCGCTCAACACCCAGGTCGCTCTCGAGGGTGGCAACTGGGTGCCGGAGTCGATGTCCAACGACATCATGGCCTTCTTCCAGCTGGACCTGGCCCTGACCGGCCAGTTCCGCGAGGTCCAATGCTCGACCCAGCTCTGGAAGTACCCGTTCCGCACGGCCAAGCCGCGCGCCAACGTGTTCCCAGAGCGCTCCGGCTCGGCGGCCTACGACAACCCGTACACCCTGACCGCGGCTCTCGCGGCCTTTGGCACCAACAAGCCGGCCGAGAAGAAGGTCTTCGACAACGACAAGCGCATGCGTGCGTTCGAGGTCGCGTCGGACATCTTCGACGAGGACTCCATCGTGGCGGCCATCCCGATGCTGGCCGAGGACACCGCCTTCGCCATCCGTGACGGGTGGGGCCAGGCGATCCTGAACGGCGACACGGGCGTGGCGCACATCGACGACGACATCACGGAGGCCCCGACCGGGACCGCGCCGCAGGTGTTCGTCGACGGGCTGCGCAAGCACTACCTGTCGATCACGGGCACGCCGACCGTGGTCAACGTCACCGCCACCCCGAGCGTGGCCGACTACCGGAACCTGCGGGCCAAGATGATGCCGTACGGCGCCGACCTGGCGGCCCTGTTCTTCCTCGTGGGCGGGCTGGGTTCGGTGCACATCGCGTCGATCCCGCAGGTGATCACGCTCGACAAGCTGGGCTCCAACGCGACGATCCTGAAGGGGCAGCTCTTCGCCCTCGACATGATCCCCATCGTGCTGGATCCGGCGGTCCGCGAGGACCTGTCGGCCAACGGCAAGAACACCACGGCCGGCCCGAACGACAAGACGGCCACCTACCTGATCCACCGCCGGAAGTGGCTGAAGACCCGCCGCCTCGGCATGACGGTGGAATCGGATCGGTTCGTGACCACGGGCGAGACCATCGTCGTGGCCATGGATCGCGGTGATTTCGGCTACGTCGGCGTCACCGGCACCGGCGGCGACAAGGTCGTCGGCGCCATCCACGGGATTCCGAACACGGTCACCGTCCCCGCGGCCTGATCGGCCACGTGGATCTGAAGAACCTTTTCGACCGCCCCTCGGGGGTCCGCCAGATGAAGGCGGACCTCCAGGAGCGGGCGGACTTCATGAGGAAGGGAGCCATGCTCTACGAACTGGACAAGGTCATCAAAGCCGGCTGGTGCGAAGGCGGCCCGGGTGACCAGGTCGAACTCGACGAATTCCAGGCGGCGGCTCTGCGCCACCACCATGGCCACGACTGTATGCACGAAGTTTCCCCGGCGGCCGAGACGCCGCAGGACGCAGCCCCGGCCGCGGGGTCGGAGTCGCCGGGTAAGTCTTCCGACAGCGCGCCTGCGGGTGCGCCGCCCCTCGAGGAGGGGGAGGAAGAGGAGGCCGCCGAGGACGACCTCGACGGTGAAGACCGCTCTGCCGGCGGCACGGCCGGCACGGGCGAACCCCTCAACCGCATGGTGAGCCACTCCGGCCGCGGCGGTGGGGGGAAGAGCAAGGGAGGAAAGAAGAAGTGAAGCGGCTCGCTGTACTTGCCGCCATCCTGGCGGTCCTGATTCTGCCGACGGTGGGCCAGGCGGCCAGCCACACGGCGGCCACCATCGCCCAGGTGGGTACTCCGGTGGGCACGACCTTCTTCACGGACTGGTCGAGCCTCGCGGCCGCCAAGGCGGACACGGGCACCACCTACATCGACCTGAACGACCCGGCCTTCCGGAACGTGGTGTATTGGAACTCCTCGGGCGTGCCCCTCATTACGCTCGAGCTGTCGGCCACGTTCGCCGCCCTGATCGACTCGACACGGCTGGAGATCGCCAGCGGGAACACGCCGAGCGCGAGCGGGACGTGGATCACCGAGTACACCTTCACCGGTTCAACGGGGGGGGCCAACGCGACTCTGCTCACGGCCGCCATCCCGAAGAAGCGGATCACGTTCAGTCCGAGCCTGGTGGGCGCATTGCGCATCCGACAGCAGAACTGCGATGCCACCACCGCCGGTCTGATCGACCAGTTCATTACGGCCCTGCGCCGAACTCCCTGACGGGCTGAGGCGGGGCGGATGTCGGTCAACGCCAATTCATTTCTCACGCTCGACGAGGTCAAGATCTGGCTGGGTGTCGAAAAGGAGACCCAGGACGAGCGGGCCATCATCGAGCAGATCATCAACGGCGTGACCGAAGCGGTTGAAGGGGAGATTCGTCGCCCGGTAAAGGCGCGGGCCCGGACCGAGAGGCAGCATGGTCCGGGCTCTCGCCGTCTCTGGCTGGACGTCCGACCGATGTCCAACGTGACGCTCCTGCGGCTCCTCAACTACGACGGCACGGTCTACCGGACGTTCTCGCCGGCGGACTACTACATCGACGGCCAGACGGGCGTCGTTTTCCTGTTTCGGGAGACCTTCCCCGTGGGCATGTACAACGTCGAGGTGACCTACGACGCCGGGTGGCCCGCGGCCAGCATCCCCGAGTCCCTGAAGCTCGCGTGCCAGCTCTGGATGCGGAAGATCTGGAAGGACCGGGAGACCGAGCGGGACGAGATCGCCTCCATCACGGTGAACGGCACCACCACGACCCACGTGATCGGCCCGATGCCGCCCGCGGTGAAGTCGATGCTGGCGCCGTTTCGAGTGGCAGCCCAGGCATGACCGAGCCCCTGTTCAGCACCCGGGTCGTCCGGGCCGAAGAGTCGATCCAGGACGTCAAGAATCTGGAATCCGGGATCTCCAGGCGCACCACCCGGCGCATGTACACGGCCGGGCTGATCGTCACGCGCACCATCCGGCGCCTGGTTACCGGAACGCGGATCTTCAAGGGCACCGGCTTCCGGGTCCGGACGGGCAAGTTCGCCCAGGCCTGGCAGGCGCTGCCCGTGCGGTTCCGCGGGAAGGACATCCAGGCGGGCGCTTTCAGCAGCCACCCGGGGGCCGCGCTGCAGAACTTCGGCGGCGAGGTGAAGCCGAAGAACGCCAAGGCGCTCACGGTGCCGCTCGACGAACAGGCCTCCAAGGCGCGCGCGCGGGACTTCGACCTGATCCCGCAGATCTTCAAGCGGGAGACGGGCGGGGTGATCGGGCGCCTGGTCGAGAAGTCGGACCCGGAGAAGGCCCGCTATCTCCTGGTCAAGAAGGTGAAGGTGCCGTCCACGAACTACGTGACGCTCGCGCTCGCGGAAGCCGAGCCCGAGATCGTCGAGCAGATCGACCAGGGCGTGAAGGACGAGCTCGCGGCGTTCCAGGCAAGGAGCGCCTGATGGCACTCGCGGTCCTGGTCGAGAAGGCCCTCTGCGATGCGGTCGAGGCCGAGCTGCTCAAGGTGGACGGAACCGAGGGGGAGTGGCGGTTCGATCTGCGTGGCCACCTCCACGACTACTTCATCCTGAACCCGGACCAGCTGGCGAAGGAGAAGTCGCCCTGGGTGGTGGTCCTCCCCGGGGATTGGTCGACCGAGCCCGGCATGAGCCGGACGCGGAAAGGCCAGAGCGAGGTCCTGGTGGGCGTGATCATCCGGCCCGACCCGGTGCGCTTCCCGGACCCCGAGCGGCCGGGTGAGGGAAAGACGGTGAAGCAGCTCGCGCTGGAGTTCTCGGGCGAGCTGCGCAAGGCGCTCGGCAACATCCCGACGGTGTCGGCCGGCGCCGTGGGCTGCAATCGGCAGGGGGAAATCAAGGTCGACCTGGTGGTGGATCCGCTGGGGAAGTTCGCGACCCTCGGGGCGTCAGTCCCCTTCCATACACACGGACTCTTCGGGGCGTAGGAGAAGGACATGCCAGGAGCTGGATTCGACAACCTCATCGGGCTTGCCACGCAGGTGTCCGTGGGCACCCCCGTCTCCGTCCCGACGGGTGGCTGGAACCGCGTCCGGGCGGTCCGTTACGGCAACCGCTCGAGCCGGACCACCGGCAACCGGAACATGGGAAAGCGCACCCCCACGTGCAAGCGCGCCTACAACCTGCACTCTGAGGGCGGCGTCGACTTCGACATGTCCTACCAGGGGTGGGAGCACTGGAAGAAGCACCTCTTCGGCCTGTCGTCGGTGGTCACGACCATCCACGGCTCGCCGGACACGGGCGCCTTCACCAACGTCTACACGCTGAAGACGGCCCGCCAAGTGGCGGCCACGCTCGAGCACCTCTCCGGGATCACGAACGGGCGGCTTCCGTACCCCGACTGGAAGCCCACCGGGTGGCGCTGGGACTTCAAGAAGGAGAACCCGCTCTCGTTCTCCATCGACGGCATCGCCTCCATCATGGGCACCGCGGCTGCCATCCCGGGCTCGCCCACGGTCCTCGAGGAAGTCGACGCGGGGATCATGTGCATCGACCACGTGGACGGTGCCTCGGACGGGTTCAAGTTCTACGTCGGCACGGCCGGCGGCACGAGCTACGCCCAGGTGGGGATCGTCGAGGGGTTCGTGGCGGTCACCAACCCGCACACGAACAACCGCGGGAACCTGGGCGCCCGGAACATGGCCGAGGCCCTGCCGAACGACCTGACCGATGTCACGGGCGAGATCACCCGCGAGTACATCGACACCTCGTTCATCACCGACTT